TCGGCTTGCCGTTCATGGTCACGCCATCTTCCCAAGTCAGCCCAATGCAGTGGTCATTGAGCAGGCACTTGATCAGAAACTCCTTTATCCGTGGAGCGTAGATAACAACGTAGGCATCGGATGCCCAGTGGACCGTTTTGCCAGCCATCACGGCTGTTTTGATCTCAGCGAGTTTCATTGTTGGGGGCCTCTGGTTTCTATGTATTCGTGGATTTTGGTTTGAAGCCTGGCTAAATCCCTGGAACGTGCAGAGTTAGCCCAGCCGCTTTTCTCAAAAATGGTGTGTTCCCAGTACAGGGAATCAGCGAGCAGGTGAAGTTCCTGGAGCGTGAATCGATTCAGCTTCATCGATGAAAGAACTCGTAGGACGTTTGGGGTGTTGGGTCGTACTCGTTGCCGTAGTACATGTTTTCATCCATGTATTGGATCAACTGGCAGTGCAGGTATCGCCAGTAGTGCGTACAGATGAAATGCACAGCATCATCTCGATCTGAAAAGCACTCCAGATCCCCACGCAGCATTTCAAAGTCAACAGATTGATAAGTCATGACAAGCGTGGATTACGTTCAGCAGGATTAGGAATGGAACGTATCCAGTCGTCTTGCTCGCGCTGTTGCTCAAGTTCCTCCAGTTCTTCTTCGGTATAAAGCTCAAAAGGGAGTGGAACGTCGTCGGTTTGGGTGGGTAAAATCACTTGATCGGTGTCTAAAGAGTGGATGAAGCAGTCGGGATTGGCCTTAGCCCAGTCGGATAAGCTCATGCGAAGGGAGAAACGGATTGTGGTTTGTAGCCTTGCCATTTTTTGGCTGTATCGATCGCCTTGATTAGTTGGCAAACTTCCTTGTTTTCACCTTTTGCCACAGCGATGTCGAAACGGTGCTGGAGCATTGCCAACATCGCGGCAGGATCACAAGGACATTCGTCTGCCCCTGGACCGTCGTCAGAGAGCTGGATCTCTTGCTCTGCCGCAGTTATGTCGGTATAAGCCGTGGACCTTGAAACGAAGTAACGGGCGCTGATCATGGTTGCCACCGAAGCAGCTGGTACGCCACGCTCAAGCATTGCGCGGGCGTAGCTCAGACGGTGCTGAATTTCTACTTGCGTTGCCATTATTCGCTAAGTCCTGGCTCGTGTGGATAGTCCAGGCCCATGGCACCAGCGAAGCGCTGAAGCAGTTCAATGTCTTCCTTGGTTCGGTATGGATGACCATGGAGCTGGGCTAGGAAGTCAACGACGGCGTTAGGGACAGCGCCAAACTCACAGCCGAGCTGGACCGTGGTTCGGTCTTCGGTATCCCAATTGTCGTGGCTAGTCACTTGCCAGCGATTGATGGTTAACCGTGGGACGTCTGCAAATGTGTGCACGTGTTCGGTGCGGAATGTGTGGTTCATGGATGGAACGAGAATAGGATTTTTTGGAAAGTTGGACGCTCAAAGATCGGGATATATCTCCCTGGCTAGTTGGGATGCACCCCAAGTCATGGCGTGGTTAACGATTGCTGCGTTCATGTCGTCGCCATCTGCGAAGCCGTCGCACTCTCCCTCTAATGCGTGAACCGTTGACGTTGCGCCGATCGCTTCGCAGTAATCGTTAAAGAGTGCCATCACTGACTTCTCTTGTGTGTCCCAACGCTTTAAGAGCTGGTACGTGTAGCACTCGCACATGTTTACCCAGTCGGAATGATCGAAGTCTTTCAATCCTTCTGGGCAGTCGTCGAAGCGGTCGATGATGTCATCGATGCAATCGTTCTGGGGTCTTGCCCAGTCCTTGCGAACCCAGTGGGATTCGGCTTTGGTCAATAGTTCTGTGAGTGTGGCCATGGGTGGGCTGCTCGTTTGGGTTGGGTCGTTGTTCAGCGCTTCGCGCCTACTTTGGCTTGGGCTTTGATTAGGCGGAAGCGGTAAATATCGGGATTTTGTCCGTTGCGCTCTGCAACGCGCATCAGATACTCGACTTCCGCGAGTTCAGAGTTAGCAATGCTGGAGGCATGAACTGATGTGTGCCAGATGGAATGAGCCATGGGTGGGCTGGTTTGTTGTGAACTCGTTTACTGTAGCACAGATTAGAAGGCATCTGTCAAGCCTTGGACCGTTTAGCAGTTGTCGCGGCTTCGGTTAGTATTAGCGAAGCTCTGCGAATCACAGCCAGTGGCTGATAACAACACCGAAGAGAAGAAGACGAGCGTCGCAGATGACGAGTCCAAGCGATGGCGCAAGGGAAAGGGTGCAGCGCATCGCGTAGAAGAAAGGGCACAAGCTGCCTACTCCTACATTTTGGAAGGCGGAACGAGAATCCAGATAGCCCAAAAAATCGTCTCTCGGTTCAATTGCTCCTTACGCACTGCTCACGACGATTACAAACGGGCGATGCAGCTTCTGCGCGAGGAACAAACAGGAACACGTGAAGAATTGTTGAACCAATTGCAAGCTTTACGTCTTGCGACGGTGCAAAGGGCCTTAAAGCGTGGCCATTACCAAACCGTGGCGACGCTGCTGGGCGACATGGGTCGGGTTATAGGGGAGGCAGCCCCAGAGCAGTTGGCATTACAGGTTCCAACGCTGGACATCCGAATCGAAAATGAGAATCAATCGCAATAGCTTGTCAGGGTTCTAGGTACAATACACGTGTACTACAACATTGTAGCCACAAGAATACCCCCACAAAGTATAGTTAACTTTGCGGAGGTTGTTGTTAGTAACTCAACGACCCCAGACTAACACTTTGCAGTAGCTATAGTTGTTGTTACTTTGCATACAATTGTTGTAGGCTAGTGTATCTTGCTGTGCAAAATGTTTACCTGCAAAAATTGTTAACGAAGCGAGAGAAACCAGGGAGATAAAATAGATTTTGGAAGACATAACTGTGGATGAGTTAGTGACAACAACTAAGTGTTTCTTAGTTGTTAAATATATTTTAACTTAGCAGACTAAATATGTCTACCACTACTGTGCTACTCTGCCAGCTGTCACACGCTCCCAAAATTCTCATTTTTTGCAAATTTTTCTAGTAAATTTGTACTGTGTGCCAGTCGGTGCAACTGTCACAGGGGGGAGGGGTTGCAAAGTAGTACATCTGTACCTAAGCGCGGGGAACTTACTGATACATACAAGATTATTTGCACTGTAGCACACCCCGGGGGTAGGGGTTGAAAAAGCAGCTAATGTATTACCCATGGCCATACAAAACGCACCCCCACTTAGTCTTCGCTGGGCCCAAGGCCAAGTGTTTACTAGCGAACGCAGATTCCGTGTCCTCGTTGCAGGCCGCCGTTTCGGTAAGTCCTACCTTTCCTGCGTCGAACTATTGCGTGGAGCGATCAATAATCCCGGCGAAACCTTCTTCTATTGCGCCCCCACTTACCGGATGGCGAAGGATATTGCCTGGAAAGTGCTCAAAAAGCTTGTTCCTAAGCCGTGGATCAAAAGTAAGAACGAAACCGACCTCAAATTGGAGCTAGTAAACGGTTCCACCATCGAATTAAAGGGCACAGAGAACGCAATGGCACTTCGCGGACGCTCTTTATCAGGAGTAGTCCTAGACGAAGCCGCATTTATGGACGCTGAGGTCTGGTTCGAGGTTATTCGCCCCGCCCTGGCAGACAAACAAGGCTGGGCACTCTTCATTTCCACCCCAGACGGCACCGCTAGCTGGTTTTACGACCTTTGGTGCTACTGCGAAGACGACCCAACCAAAGAATGGCAGCGCTGGTGCTACACAACCATCGAAGGGGGCAATGTTCCAGCCGACGAGATCGAAGCAGCCCGCGCCCAACTAGACCCCCGCACATTCCGCCAAGAGTTTGAAGCGTCCTTCGAGAATCTCAGCGGCCTCGTAGCAGTCAGCTTCTCCGACGAAAACATATCCCCGAACGCCAAAGACATCTCAATTCAACCAATCCTCCTCGGCGTTGACTTCAACGTTGACCCAATGTCTGGCATCTGCGCCGTAAAAGACGGCGAAACCCTATACGTCTTCGACGAAATCATGCTCACAGGCGGCGCAACCACCTGGGACTTCGCAGAAGAAGTAACCCGCCGCTATGGCGTGGACCGTCGCATAATCGCGTGCCCGGACCCCACCGGCGGCGCACGAAAAACCAGCGGAGTAGGCGTAACAGACCACGCAATCCTGCGCCGCAGCGGTTTTACCGTCCAAACACCCCGCGCACCCTGGAAAATCCGCGACAAAATCACAGCCGTAAACACAGCCCTAATGGATGCCTCTGGAGCGCAAAGAACAGTAATTCACCCACGCTGTAAGCACTTAATCAAATCCCTACGCACACTCACGTACGCCCCTGGAACGGGCCTACCCAACAAAAACTTGGGTGTAGACCACGCATTCGACGCATTCGGCTATTTAGTTTTACAACAATTCAACTTGGCAAAACCAGAAACAATGGGCGCAACTTCTTACCGGCTGTACTAAGCAAGCCCTGGATCCGTCGATACCACTTCAAATTCGCTAGGTAAACCAAATAACGGATGAATTTTTAGTTTGATCTCATCCCCCACCCAAGTCATAACGTCCGAGTCAACTATTACTTCCGGCGCTTGTGCGGTGTACCAGCGAAAGTCACAGCTAGTGCAGCGTCTACGACGCACTATTTCGTACGGTCCATCAACAGTTCTTTTGGTTGTAACGACACGCACGCGAAACGATCCGCACTTGGGGCACTTCAAGGTGGCTTCTGACTGGCACGAAGGGCTAGACTAGACCAAAGATGATCCCCATCATGCCCCAAGGCCCTGGAACTTACGGCACACAAAAAGGCCGTCCACCCAAGAAAAAGAAGGGTATGAAGAAAGGCTCCAAGAAAATGCGTTGCACCTGTGGCAACTAGAAACGAGCCCACAGATAAGGCGCTTTACAGCCGTGTCAAAGCGGCTGCG